TTGATTGGGATTGTAAGAACGAAAATGTATCTTTGCCATATTACTTTGCTTATGCTTAAAGATACAAAATCTTTAGGTAATAACAAAGCCTCGGCTTGGGAAAGTCGGGGCTTTGTCATAAAAAAGAGGGTATGTATTTTGACACACCCTCATTTAGGTAATGGAGATGAAGTCAATTAGTCTATTTCAATAAAAAACGTCACCTGTATCTTGGATAACAGATGACGCATTTCTTTTTAAATGCCTATATTCAGGCAAGCACTATAAACAGGGTTTAAAATCAAAGAAGTATCTTATTGCCACTCCAATGGCGATTGCAACTATTCCGATGATTATATCAGTTATGTTCCATTTACCCCCATAATAGTGGCATCTGTCTGAATTCTCTTTCATCGCTAATAAAATAATTCCCACCGATGGAGAAAATAGGATTGTGGCTAAAAGGTAGGTTATAAATCCGATTATATTATTCTTCATATTGTTATGTGATTTATATTTATTAAGTTGTAAGTTCAGAGGTATTGTAATAAAGAATTGACTTTTCAGCAAATGTAATCATATATTTTATCATATCAAGTAAGATTCTAAACTTACTTCCATATAATTATGTCATTAATTGTACCTATAAATTCGGCCTTGTCTTCAGTAGTTTCAATTAATGTACCATTATCTCCGGCTGCATAATATTTGCTATTGCTACTACTTTTTAATCCTCCAATTGAAGAATCAGTTGATAAAAATTTCTGTTTTCCTCTTTTTACCATAAATCCAAAATCTCCCGAATTTATTCTTTCTGCTGCAACTCCACATATTCTGTCTCCTGATTGGCATAATTTAACTCCATTGTTAGAGCTGTCAAATGACAAGCAATCTCCAATCTTAATTGTTCCGGTTCCTGTATTTTTTACATACTTTACTTCGTCTGAAAAATACAATCTCTTAATATCAATCCCAATGTGGCATTTGCACTTACTTAGTTGAGTATTTATCTTATTAATTATAGGACTATTATCTAACGATGAATAGTCCTCATTCAATGTAACTATTTCTTTTTCTGAATCAATAGTAATTTCAAGGGTTTTGTTCTGTAACGAACAGTTACCAAGTCTTTGAGCCAACCCCATCTTAGTTCCATATATAAATTCGCAACCTGCGTATATGCCTTTTGCATCTGTTGCCCCACTATAAGATATTAAGCAATCTCCTATAATATCATCAAATGCTGTTCCTCCAGTGACTGATATAGTTTTGTTATTATCAATGGATTCAAATACAAGCACATCAGCATGTTCTTTGCCCATTACACAGCAGTTCCCAAATCCATTCAAAAAATGACCTCCATTTCTGTAGTCATGACAATTGTCCTGTAGTGTGTAATCAAAATTATAATCTTGCTTAAAATCTCCCCACATAGGTATATCACATCCTTCAATAGTTATATTTTGTTTTACTCCAGAATATATATCAGTATATCCAAATTCTATAAGTTCTGAATCTTGTGTATTAACTTTGCAATTCTTCATTATCCACGTAAATGGATAATTATAGTTTGCATGAGAATGAAATTTATTCATACCCATGGCAACATGGGAAATCATTTCTACATTTTCCATATATACCCTCATGTTTGGAGCTGTACCTACGCCAAATGCTGTATTATGCGAGTTACCGGCAATATATTCCAATTTCAAGTTTCTGTACTCTTTATTTGAGTTGGCATCACTACCGGAGCTTGAACCTGAGCCATTTTCCTGATGAATACAGTATCTTGTATTTTCTGAGATAATATATAAGTTTGCAATTTTCACAGAACCTTTTGCATAAAAATTATGGCAATAAACTTCCTGATTACCTGCTCCTCTTGGTAATCTTACAGATATTTTTACCATTCTGTTTGCGCCCATTATATTGACAAATGATTTCGTCCATACTAAAGCACACTCTGTTGCATATCCTGTTGCATGATTTCCATCAGGAAGCCATAAGTCTGTAACATCAGTAATTATAATATCATCATGAACCAATATAAGATATTGGTTATTGATAGAAGCATCCGATATTGAATTAATAGCTTCCTGTATAGTATCAAAGTCTTTACCTTCTCCAACATGAACAACATTCTGATACCTATAATCCCCAATTAACGTATAATATAGTTTTTCAGGTGATGGTACAGAAGCTATCTTTTCTGAAAGTTTATTTAAGATTTCTTCTTCTGTCGCATGAGAAAGTGTATATGTAAGTGTTGTTGTTTTATTCCAAGTTATATCTGTCTGTTGAACAAGTATATTGGTTACTTCATAATCTAATGAGAATATGATAGAACCATTTATAGGTAATATTCCTATGTTTCCATATCCACCCTCTTTTTTTGTGCAATTAATATGAAATTCACTAATTTGGCTTTCATCACCTTCAATAGATAATTTATAATAGGTGTTAGGCTGAATAATATTCTGTAAAATTGGTACGTTAAGAATTTGTCCTGTGTTTAATTTAATACTATTAATTGATAGATATTCTTTTAAATCATCTTTAATGGAATAGTATAACTGTTTTAAATTAGTCTTGGATTCTACATCTTTTGCCATGTCTGTATTCAGAAGAAGAGTCTGATATTGGTCTGCATCTGTTAATATATCCCAATCGAATATTACCAATCCAAATACATTTGCTTTATCAGGAAGCATTTTATTAATATATTCTCCTTCCTTATATTCCATTTTGGATAATATCTTATAAGAAGAATCTAATAAAAACAACGTATTACCATCTTTGTTATACTGTATAGAAGATACCAAATCTACGTCTTTCCCCCAAATAAGCAATTCTTTTATTGCAGCATTGTATAATGATTGTTTATAATTAGCTGTTTGTACGTATCTTACATACTCCTTGTTATATAAATACGCTGCTATAAGTCCCTTTATAGGCTTATTAAAAACAAAAGAATTAAGTACTGTTAAAGGAAGTGAATCATAATCTGATTTATCAATATCAAAAACAGCATATACGCCATCTGCAATTTCCAAAACCTTGTTGTTCTCAAATTCAGATGAAGGTATTGCTCTTTCGACTCTTTTTTGAACTCCACCTATCGTATCTTGATATAACTCTATACTAATAGGATATGTATCAGAGGATGATTGATAAACTACATATTTTACCCTTGCTGAGGAAAAGTTATATTTACTCTTATCTATATATAACTCTTTTAATCTATTATTTAGAGTTGTACTTGATGAAATGTTGCTTATGTCTGCTGATAACTCGGTAAGTTTATCATCCCGCTCTTTCAGTTCTTCATCGGTTTGGGTTTTGTCGTAGTAATCCTGCTCGAGCTTGTTTATGTGTTCCAGCATTGCCGTGCCTACACGGGTGGCTGTGTTCTGTTTGTTTGTTTTTTCGTCGCGGATCTGGATGGCCAGTTGCTTTAATTCTTCGAATGTTTTTGTTGCCATAATTCTGAGTTTTTTACGAAGTAAACTTACCGAGTTAGATTTCAAAAAGACATTGTTTTATTTACGCTTGTGCGTTCCGTATAAACGTGATTTGAGAGTAGTGCTGCGCTTATGGTTTGCTTCCTCGATTTTATCGACAAGCAAACCGCAGAACTCTTCGCCGTACATGTAGGCCATCTGTTCCTTCAGTACCATGATGGATGCAAAGTAGGGCCGGGAAAACCATTCTCGAGGTTTACGCGGATTGCCGGATGTATAGTATCCACCGGGCTTAGGACCAACTTTGCGAGGCACATTTAACCCGTGTTCCTCACGATAAACCGGGTTTAATATCTCTAAGTCACCGCCGTTACCTTTGGTATATCCGTTGCCGACACCCATGTCCTGGTATATGCCGTACTCCAGAAACTTGTGCTGGATGGTGGATACCGAGTCGGTGGCAGATATGACGTTATCGCGTATCTGCTGGTGAAGCGAGTAAGTATTAATGACGTGCAGCCTCTCAATCTTTTCACGCCAGATATTCACCATCATTTCTGCCCAGGCTTCCTGATATTTTCTGCGGTCTTCATCGGTGGCCGCCGGCCTGTTTGTGTCTGTATTAGCCATTCCACTCATCCTCCTTATAACATAAATCCGTAGGTTCGGTCAGTTCGACCATAAAGTACAGGCCGGTGCATCCGGAAATAAAGTATTCACCCAGTTCACGGGTGTAGATGCGGGATACATTCAGGAAGGATAAATCCAGGTCTTCGTAGATGTATTTGTCACGAATCATTCGGGAGTGGAACTGTCTGAATATCTGCCGGCAAATGTCCAGCTTTGCCGCACGCTCGGTCATGTCGTCGTAGCGATAACGAATCAGGAGGAATACTGTGAAGGTGCGCTTTTTGAACCAGCCGCCTCCGATTTGTTCGGTAGCTGCGTCGTTGGTATCGTCGACGCAGACGAAAGCAGATTGTTTCCGGAAATTGTCGAGCACATCCTGGAGTGAATTGATACCGCTGCAGGAACATGGAAAGAATGAGTTGGCTTTGGCCAGCTTGTTCTTTTCGGTCAGCTCTTTAAAATAGGCGTGGCCGTCAAAGAATTTACTTGTGTCCATTTTGTTTTGATTTTAGAATTTGAATATCGTGTGCTTTGGCATCCAGTTCGGTCAGGGCCCGCCAGCAGTCCATCTGCAGGACTTCCTTTTCTTTCGTCACGTCACCGCCGGTCAGTGCCCGGATCTGGGCGTTCATCGCGCCCATCAGGTCGGGCAGTTCCGGCTGATCAGCGTCGGTCCTCTGGTGGAACGGCTGGAAGAAATGGGGAAAAAGGGAAGCGAAGTACAGTTTGATGCTTCCCCACCAGAGGAATACGGAAACCAGTTCGTATTCTTTGATGCGGGAAAAGGCGGCTTTCAGTGAACCTCTGACACCCGGCTTCTTTTTGTAAAGGAAACCATATAGGGCTTTGAGTTGGGAAACGTCCTGCGAATACAGGTAGCCCTGGTAGTGGTTTTCACAACAAAGGTAATCTTCGAAGCTCAGGCCGTGCAGCATTGCATCGATGGCATACCGACCGCCTATCCTGTCCAGCCGGACGGGATAAGCGTTGGGCTCGGAGATGAAATCAATCTGCCGGAGGAAACTGCGCACCTGCCAGTCCTGAAGGATGAACCTCAGTTTCTTGTGCCAGTTCAAGCGGAACATGCAGAGCCATCCTCCTTTCACTCGCTTCCGGACACGGATTCCGGTGAAGCGCATGAAGACGTAAGTCTTAGCCTTGACCGGAGAAAACAGGGTGATGACCAGGAATACGTACCGAAGCTGTTCCTGGTTGAGCTGCTGCCAGGAAGTGGGGAACTGGAAGTCGAGTATTCTACCCCCAAAAGTATGTGGAATCATTCTTTTCATTCTGGTAAGCCTGGAAATGTTTGACTTTGTAGGCCTCGGAGTCCTTGTAGCTGGTGAATACCTCTACTTTGGATTCCGCGTAGTTCTCGATGCGTTCCAGCATGCTCTTTGCTGCCGACCAGTTCTTTGCGATGCAGAAGCCGATGAACTTGCACATGTAGTCGGCCATGGCAGACTCTTCTTTGGTGAACGCATTGTGCCGGGCCTGTTCGAGGATGTGGTCGAAGAACTCGGCCGACACGTGCTGCCGTATCTTTTCTTCTGCCTGGTACATCTTTGTCCGGAACTCGAGCAGCTTGGAACGGTGTACGTCTGCTGAAGGAAAATCAACGTACATTTTCAGTTGTTTGGCTGTATACATCAGGTTCGGGATGTTGATACGGGCCTGTGCCGTATCTGCCCAGCTGGTACCGACCAGCAGCTCCAGGCATCGGTCGTAGGTATCTTCGGCTGCGTTGGTGACTTGCTGCAGCAGGTTCTTCACTCTGTCGGCCGAAGCTGGGGCCAGATTCTGGTTAGACACCACACCGAAGCCGGTGGGAGTCAGTACCAGGTCGAGTTGTGGTATCTGCTCCTGATAGGTACGCAGACAAACCAGTTTTGTGACCGCCTGCTCGAGTCCGGGAACAGTATCTAATTTGTCTGCCATATCACCCAGCAGCACACAGTTGATGCTTTGAAGCGTGTCATCCAGGTGAGGAGCAATCATATCATAGACCTCTGCCGTGGAATTGGTGGCAGAGGAACAAATCTTCTCGAAAATCTCTTGTGAAAATGTGATAGCCATATTGATTCGTTTTAGGATTTGTTTTCAAGGTCTGAAGCTGTCTTCTGTTTGGCGTCGGTATTCTGGTCGAGGGTGGTGAGCAGCACCATGGGCACATCCGGATACACCTTCTCACTCCATCCGTTGTACTCGATGACGATGTTATGCGGGATGTTCATCAGGTCGTGGAAAGGAATCTCCAGTGCCTGCTTGAGCGTGAACAGTTCGCGCTTGTCTGAACCGGAGTTGTTACTCTGTCCCTTGCCTGGTGTGGCACCTACCAGGTTGGGATGGATGTTGTCGCCGTAGCAGGTGATGTTACTGGCTTCCTGAATGTCTTCGCTCCAGTCGCCGCCTTCCTTGCCGGTCTCCACCACATTGATGCGTACCATCCGGACTTCACGGCCATTCGGGTCGATGTAGTATCCGGTAATCCAAACCTTGCCGCTGTTTTCGATTCCGGAAACAAAGTTCTTGATGTTTTCCTTCTCCTTTTTGATTCGCTCCATCTTCTTCAGCGGGTCGGTAATATGCTCTTCCGCACAGATGTTACTCCAGTAGTCCTTGTGTACTTCGACCTGGTATTTTACGCTGGCATGGTTGCGGAGCTTCGCTTTCTTGCCTTTCCCAATCAGTCGTTTGATGTCGTACCAGTCGCCCCGGAAAATGCTGGTGTAGTAGGGGATGGGGTAATACTGGAAGCCGGGTGTGGGGAAGCGTACAAGAATAGCGAATTTACGGTCTTCAGTACGGACTCTTGTTTCGCCATCGCGCCCAGGTTCACGCCCCATGAGCACCATCAGGTCGCCCAGCGGGTCGCGCGGATCCAGCAGACGGATGACTTCGTAGTCTTCCGGACGAAGTGAAGCGTTTTCGCGGAAATTGGCATAAATCACGTGATTGATTTTGCCCCTTCTGGCCTGTTGGAAACGGCAGTAGCATGCCTCTTTGTGAATGAGCCGGTTGATTCTTTTGCCGTCCCTGGAAAGAATGATGACCGACACACAGAAAAAGAAATACTTCATGTCTGTAGCCTGCTCGAGCTGGAATAGCGGCAGGCTGTTGTGAATCAGCCAGCGTTTGATTTCGGGATGGGTTGTCGGCTGTCTGGTGTCTACGTCCATGTACTTCAGTCCGGCACCGTAACAGGTGATGACGTTGAACAGCTTGTTCTGGCTCATCACTTCGTCGATGCCTATCATCTTGATGATATTAAACGGAAGCTGGTTGTCTTCACCGAAATTGACATACGCCATGCCTTTCCGTCCGGGAACAGGCGTAGTCTTTACATTTGCATCTTCATCGAATACCAGGCTGCTGTCTTCTACGGAAGCCATTTCGGTGGCCACGTTGGAAACCTCGATGTCGAATATCTCACCAGGCATGAAGTCGCCGTCGTATTGCAGGATTGTCTTGTCCATATTAAAGGTAAATTGTCATGTTGTTAATTTCGAAAAGGGATATGTCGCGGAAGGAGCGAATTAAGCCGGATGCCGGGAGGCGAACCCGATGGAGCCCCTGTCGCCAGTGCGAGCCGACGCACACTGCGCCTTTGTATTCCAGAATGTCACCTGTGCTGAGCTTCCAGAGCTTCAGGTTGCAGGGCTGCCCGGACTCGAGCAGCCTTAATGCGTCTTTGATATGTATTACGTTCATAGGCTTTAATTGTATGTGTCATCGAATGAGTCGTCGAAAATGTCCGGAAGCAGACGGATCCGCTGCTGGTACCGGGATGCGAAGATGTAGGAAACAGTGAAAGCAAACAGTCCGTCGTCTTCATCGCTCCGGCTGGTATTGCTTTCGGTGATGGTTATCGGAATGTCGCCGGATTCATCCATCAGCCAGATTTCGGTAGCCCTTGCCGCATCGTCGGCCAGGTTGAACATGCCTTCGGGGATGTAACCTGTATTGAGTGTGTGCTTGCGCTGCTCGTCTACGTAATAGTTCTTGTATTGCCCGGCGAAGTAAGCTGCACTCCGGGTCAGTTCCGGCTCTACCGTATCTCCGCCCACAAAGTAGAATGTTTCGACGCATCCGAACGAGTTCCGGAACTTCAGGCCAACGGATTCCGGTTCGTCCTGGTCTACGCGGAAAGTCTGCTTCCGGGCGCCGGCCAGGATGGTGTACCGCAACAGCCGGTAGCCGGACTGGGTAAATCGGGAAGGGGATACGTCTATGGAGCGGATACCGTAGTCGGCCACATTGCCCAGTGAACGCGTGGATTTGAGAAGCTGGTTCTGGTCGTTGACGAAGACACATTCTGCCGTCACGGGAATAGTCGTACCGCCTGAAGACAAACTTCCGGTAGTAAGGTAGAGGGTTTCCGTGCGGTTGAAAGAGGTTATTTTGTCACGCCCAGCCAAGGTCGTCAGGAAATAGTTCGTCACGAAATCTACTCCACTGCAGGGGATGATGGGACGGCATAACAGCACCGTGAAGGTCTTGCTGATGGTGGTTTCACTGGAAGCGGATACCTCGTAGCTGAACTGAAGCATCGGTGAACCGATAAGGTAAGGCTCCATGAGGGAAAACAAATCAAGAATGTGTATCTGGTTGCTGGCATCCTGAGTATAGGTTTCTTGCAGAATGACCGTATTTGCTTGCTTCAGCACAAAGGTTACCCTTTTGTCTGCGCTGATTGTGAAGTTGTCCAGCTGTGAGGACAGGACAAAATCGGGTATATCTTGTGGAATAGTGAGCATAATTCTTTGTTTTTCTCAAAGATACCCGGCTCCGGAAAGGGGTAAAAAGACAAAAGGTGCAGCGTCCTCACGACGCCACACCTCGATATAAATGTAGAAAAAATGTAATCATCTAAAAACTTGCAGTCTATTTGCGCTGCATCATCCATGCCGGCCGGCCATCGGGGCCGATGGTGAGTTTGTAATTTAACTCTACCAGGGTAGCGGCAATCTGGTTGATGCTGATTTCTGCCATATCTGACAGCTCATCCTGAATTTGTTGGGATGTTTTGTAGATAACACTGTCACTCTCCTTGTCTACCGGAAGATATTCCTGGAAGTAGCGGAGAAGGATATATTTGTCGAATTTGATTTTATCGGTTGCCATATTCTGTCTCCTTTCTGTCGTTTAAAGCGCGTTGAATTAAATTACTGAGCTGCTCCATTTCGGGACGAGTGCAGCATAGTTTTTCACTTCCGTACATAAGAATACTATACTGTTCGAACAGTACCGTTTCCTCTTCGTATGCCTGGTATTTATCGACACGGAATATAGGTTGCTGTGAAGAGTCGGTCATCGCAAACCTCCTTTCTTGCAAAGTAAGATGGAACAGGCAAACCAGCAGAGGCAGGCAATGGCGGCCAGCCAATGGGTGAATACAGAACAGGTTAGGATACAGAAAGAAGCCAGTGCCTGAGAAATAAGCACAGTCTGGCGGTTGGAAACTTTCTCTTCCATGATGGAGGAGAACAATACATTTTCACGGTTCAGCCATAACGATATACGGCTTTGTTTTGCCTGGTTTGCAGGCAATGCAATTTGATTTTTCATTTTTGGTAAGCATTAAAATGAAACAATAAATAATTAAATTACGGAGAGGAAACAAAAAAGTTCCGCTCCCCGTTGCTTACCACCTGAAACAGGCTGTGGGTGCATTAACACTCCACACGGGACGGAACTTATACGATATAGTAAACCACAAGGCATAAAAAATGCCCGCAGCATAAAATGGCGAGCCATCTCGCCTGTTTCAAATGGTAAGCATTGCAAATGTATGTTTTTGTTTTGAAATAGCAAAAGAAAAAGCAGAAACTTTTTTGAGGTTTCCGCTTTTTATAGAGCCTTTCAATCATTTCTCAGTACTTCCGAAGAAGTACTCCAGTACTACATAGGGAGTACTCCAGTACTTTCAGGGAAGTACTGCGGTACTGGCTAAGGAGTACTGAGTGTGATTAATTTTTCTTGTTATTCATAAATAGCAAAGCGTATCAATGAAATTAAAGATAGCCTAAAGTCTTATTGCTCTTGTTTCAGTTTCTCTAATCTCTTTTCATATTTTAGTTTGTTTGATTCTGAAAGTTTATTTTTTAGAGCATATTCAAGCATCCTTGTTTCATTTGATTTGTCATTTAACTTCCGATAGCATTGGATGATTCTGTCAGTTAAGTTTAAAACAAACTTATCTTTATTGAAGTAAAAAAGATAAAGGTCAAGTGCTTCTTTATATTTTCCTTCCTTTTGGAGAGAATACGCTTTGTCCAGTTCTCCTTTTTCATTCTGTTTGTTGATGTAATATTCTACAGATTTTAGCCGTGATTCATATTCTGGAATGTATTCTTCTTTGCCTTCGTCTTTACATACTGCAATAATCTGCTGTATCAATTCTTTTTCTTTATCATAGGCTTTCATTTTACGATAGCAAAAGCAAGCCTGGTGTAAAGAATACAGTCCAGATTCATTTGCAGCGCATGACAAAAATATCTCAACGGCTTTTTCAGGCTCACTATATTTTAATTTTTCAGCAAGCTCCAAATCGGGGTTGGTTTCATGGGCAAGACTACGCTCGGTAGTAATCTTGACAGTTACTCCATTGCCTATGTATTGCCCTTCTTTAGATGTCATCTTCTGAACTTTTAAGTCATCATCCGGAACACGTGCATCAAAAGGCAGAAAAGCGTTGGCATATATAAATGGTACATCGTCATTAGTTACTTTAGATACGATACATTTATATATTTTGTCCTTATATGCAAAGAAGCACATGGAATACTTTTTCTCTACATAACCAATATGATGCCCATCGGAAGTTAATACCATCATTGCAAATGAGTCATAATCATTATATGCTTCATGAATTAAAGTAAGTTCATCACCTACTCGAACATTTCTTGCTGCATTAATATCAGCTTGAGAGCGATAGGATGTACCCTTCACTGCAAAATTCACTTTTTTTGCAGTGGAAGGTATTTCTTTAGCTTTTTGCGTATTAGATGCATGATTTAATTGTGTTCTGTTATTGTCATAATTTGAAGTATTGCTACTTATCGTTCCATTGGATTTGTTATTTGAAGAGTCGTTCGATTTTTTCAAATAAGCGATAAATATAAATCCAGCTAAAAATATTATAAGGATAAATCCAATCATACTTGTTTATGTCTCAAAATAAATTCTGTTGTTGTGGCTCTTTTGCAGATTCTTTGTATTTCTTAATCATGCCGAGCATCAGTTCATCTCTTTCTATACCCTGGTTGATTGCTTCAATCATCTGCGGAGTCGTGTTCTTATCTTTCAAGTCCTTCTTGTTCTGACGAAGCTGGCCACTTGCCCGGGTGTTTAATGATTCAAGTACGATAGATTCTGTAGTGAATTTCAGTTTCCGGTAGGGAGTTGCGCTACCGTTGATTAGGTCTTCGAGCATCTGGAAGAACTCGTCTTTCTCTCCGCTCTTGAATTTGTTCATCAGGTAATCTGATACTACTACGACGTCAAGGTCTTTGTCGAAGTTCGTGGTTCTGGCATATCCGCCCACATTACCCAGCAGCTGCATGAAGATGTCCAGCCTTCCTGCCATTCCTGGAGAGATAAAGATTTCACGATTGTAGAATGTCAATTCTCCACTGTCCATAAAGGTCTTGAACCACAAAGCGTCGTAGGTCAAGTTTACATTTTCTTTTTTGATAGCCATATTCTTAGTGTTTAGTTATTTCGTTCATAATTTCGCATAATTCTTTCTCGTAAATGAGCCGGATGTTCTTTCCTTTGGCATTGAGTTCTTCAATCTTTTTGAGTTTAGACGGGCCGGCACCTTCTCCGACAATGACAATGTTTGTCTTGCCTGATATTGTCGTATTTATGTCTGCACCGAATGATTTTAGGATAGAACCGAGTTCATCACGGTCAGGGTAGGCGCAAAAGATGCCTGTAATCACTACTTTTTTCTGGAAGAAAATCGTATCCTTGTTTTCTACGTCTTCTTCGGATAAAGGCATCAGGGTGTCATGGTCGTATTTACGTGCTTCCTTATTTGCCATTACTTCCTTCAGGTCATAATGTGCAAGGTCTTTCGCCAGGTGTCCCTGGTAGCAAAGGTAAAGCTTTGCACAGGCTTCCGCATCAGCCAGTGCGTCGTGATGGTTGACAAGCTGGATGCCGTTTTCTTCACAGCATGCTTTCAGGCCTTTGCCGTACAGTTCGAGTGTATCGACGTAGTGGTTTAGGTCAATGCCGGTCAGGCCATAGTATTCCATACAGCTTCTGATGACGTTGATGTCTGTGGAGCTGTTGTGACATACAATCGGAAGATCTTCGATGAGGGATTTTAGTAAAGGGAACAATTCGGAGAAGGTGGGGGCGTCGGCTACCATCTCATCCGTCAGGCCGTGTACATGGGTGTTACGTTCAGTCCTGGAGTCTGGTATCGGTTTGATAAGTGAGTAGAACTTCTGGCTGATAACCCCGTTGTGGACTCTTACAAGACCTATGGCGCATGCACTGGTCAGCTCCGGTGTCATGGTTTCAAAGTCTATTGCGACAAAATCTTGTGTTTCCATTTGTGTCTATTAAATTTGTTATAAAAATAATAGTCCAAATGTAATAAAATGTTGAGAGGAGGGCAAAAAATCCAATAAAAAAGGAGCCTACAAAGAGGCTCCTTCTATCTCTCAGTCAAAGCAAAGTGTTGAATTAAACAGTGACCGACATTAAATCTTTTGCTAGATTATGTAACCCTCTGGCTATTTTTTCAGCCTGTTGAGGGCGTGGCTTGCTTCTGCCTGCTGCATAATGTGCAAGCTGCTTTTGGTTTATTCCAGTAATAGTTTGTAGAGCAGAAAAAGAGAAAATACCCTGATAATAAAGTAATAGGCTTTGCACGTCAAATTTGTACACAAGTTCATATTCTCCATCAAAGACCGCAGGATATTCATCTCCGTCCTTTTTGGCGCAATCTACATAAAAGCGGATGCTGTCGACAACCTCTTTTTTAAAGTTGTCAAAATCACCAGTAGTAGCTACAATCCACCCAGGGAGCAATTCACATGCACCACTATATCCGTTTTCAGTACGTGCGGTTTCGATAACAACTTTATCCATATAATATTGTATTAAGTTTTCAAATAAAGCGGTCTTATTAAGACCGCCTATGTTGAATTAAAAATCTATTAGAGCAAGCGCTCAGGGTTAAAATTTTAACCCTGATTGCTTTTCAATACTCTTTAGCAAAAATCCCCAAACATCGTCTGAAGGATGACCGTTGACGGTTACTTTTCCTTTCTTGACAGGATGTTTGAACTGACGATGGCTACCTTCTTGATTCGATAGATACCATCCGTCATCCTGCAATTTCTGGAGAATTGCTGAAACTTTCACTGTCTTCATAGATCACTGTTTTAATTCAACAGTGCAAAGATAGTAATTTTACTATTATCTACAAATGAAAACGGTAAAATAATAGTAAAATAGTTATTATTATCGCCGATTTTAGGCGTAGAAAAAGTAAATACCTTATTTCCCGCCGCCCGATTTTGCTTGTGTCAGCAGGCAAAATCGGGCGGCGGGCGGCCGCGACGCTACCCACCTCCCTAAACGCTGTTACGGCCATTTGCAGCCCCTACAGCCTACCTTCGTCCCCGTAGCTGTAATAACTTCCATCCGTTACTATCACGTGGTCAAGAAGCCTGATATTCATAATTCGTCCCGCTTCCAGCAAGGCATGTGTCAGGCGGTCGTCGTCCTTACTTGGTTGAAAATTACCTGACGGGTGATTGTGGCAGAGTATCATGGATGTGGCGTTGCAAGAAAGTGCCTCACGCAAAATCACTCTTACATCTACCTGAGTAGACGCCAGCCCTCCGACTGAAATACGTTGTTTGCGGATGATTCGGGCTGCCTGATTCAGGAAGATAACCCAACATTCCTCTACTTTCAGGTCTGCCATGTAGGGGTGCATTACCTCGTACACATCTGTACTGGAGTGTATTGTCTTTCTGTTGTTCTTCCGTTCCTTGATTCGTTTGTATAATTCAATGACAGCCAACGCCATCTCCCTGCGTGCTGGTGTCAGCAGGTTGCAGATGTCTTCTATCGACACATTTCCGCCGTTCGCCAACATGGCGTTCACTTGATTACTCGTTTCCTTGCTGTTAGTAAGCTGATACACTACTTCTGCATCACTCAGGTGGCGGCACTCGCCACAAATTTCGAATAAATCTTTCATAAGGTTGATTATTAAATTGTTAGACAAATAAAGTTTTCGCTAAAAACATACCACCGATTACACAAGCTCCCAGCTTTTCAAGATGACAAGCAAATCGGGCATAAGAGAAACCTCGGGTTATCACGTCATCAAATACAAGTACCTTTTTCCCTTTGAAATACTCTTTGTCAAGGTTGATTACTTCCACATTATTGACGTGCTTTCCTGATTTACTTTCGTGGATTGCCAGGCGTTCGCCATCTACCGTGATATGGTCGTATCCGTTCTGGACTCCAGAAAGCCGTGCCACTTCTGCGGAAAACTCTTTGTATCGGATTTCATTTTTCCGCTGGCTGCTGGCTGGGATACAAACAAAAACCATGTCACTCGCTGATGTGCCAAACTGCTCACGGATTTTCTTTGCGACAAGTTGGGCAGCCGAAACGGCACATTTACCGTCTTTGAACGCCCAAACGTACTTTCTCACTTGCCAATCCCTTGCACTGGCTTTGTACTTTGTAGGCAGGTAGTCAAAAAAGTTGAACATGTACTTTCTGCATTGGTTTAACATGGATTCTGTAAAGGTTTTCATATCAGTGGTTTTAGAGTTTTATTCTTGAACCTCGAGCCGAGGTAGTGAGCCTTTTCTTCTGCTCTTCCTTCTCTGAGGTTTTTTTTATTCCGTCGCCTTTCGCTGTCGGTTTGTTTCGCCTTTTTACACTGCCTCAAAAGGTGTTGCCAGCCGTGAAAGACAAGTTTTCACCGTAAAGCCCTGCCTTGAATACTACCCTGGAAGGGTGGAGATTTTTACAGTGAACAGCGCCTGAACTTGGCATACGGCAGGCAACATTTACCTTTGCAGTGATGAAAAGGCGTAACCGGCAGTGAGAGGTGACACCGATGTAAATTCCGAAGAGAAGAACAGAAGAGCAGTCAAACAATACATAGCTTTAGCTATACCGCCAGTAGGGAAAGCAATGGGGCGGGTGGGCCGCTGCGTGAACGCTATCTCCAGCCCAGAAAGACTACCGAGTGTCTTTCTACCTTGTTACCCGGGAAATTCTCTGAATTTTCCGGGCGCCAGCAGATTGTGAGCCAGTAGATTAGCCTGAAAAAACAGGCCAAAACAGGGGTGTTTGCTTGGATTTTCCGGCCATCCGAAACGAAAACGGCACACAATCAAACGAATACGCCCGCCAAACACCGCATTTTATGCGGACGTCGGGAATCCGACCCCCCACCGCCCTACGCCACAGTTAACAGATGTTAACCTTCGAAAATCGGAATATGTAACGGCACACCTTTCTACGCGCACGGTACACGCCAACTCGCGCACAAAAAAACAGCCCCGACAACCATCTGCACGGTCATCAGGGCTTACCCTAAGAATAAAACTAATTAGCTTATTGAAAACTACATAGAGGATGTCACAAACATGTCGAATGTCATCTGGGGGAAACGCTCACAGCCGATGCACAGTGTATCGAACGCATCCGAGCCGTCCGTTCTCGCCTGAAGCTGGTCTTCTTCTGTCTCTGCCAGCTTTTCACCCCGTTTGTCTTTGCCACCATTATACACGCCTGCAGTCTGTACTGAGATAAGTAGGTCTTCGTTATTCTGCACATTAAAGAAGGGGACAAGTCTGGCCTTCCCGGCAAACATACGGTTGAGGAGTAGCCACTTCTCGATGTGCTTCATCGGGGGACCTATATAGACAGAACGCACCTCCCAACCTCTGTCCTGGAAAGCACGCTCGATGACGTAATGAAAGTCTTCGTCATTGACCGCATAGTTTGAGCCTAAGGCCGTACTGTCGTAATAGAATATCACTTCCTTGTGTCGCTGGTGTCGGTAATACTTGCAGAAGTCATCCACTAGGGCCTCGAGCTTACGTTCGTATTTTACCCAGAACGACTTAATTACCTTCAGCCGGTTCCGGTCCGGCTGGCCGGCTACCAGCCAGTTGATGTTGGCATTAAAGTCAAAGGCGATGCAGATGGGCTTATCCCTATCGAGGTCAGCATCCATCAGGCAGGAAGGCTCCTTGATTTTGTCGAACTGATATTCCAGGCTGTCCAGGTAGCTGAAGTCAGTCGCATTGTATTTGTGCCCTTCCGTCATGCTGGAGTAGAAGCCGTCTCGACTGATACCGATACGTCGGCAGAGGATGGCCGTCTGAAAGGTAAGTGGGGGAAGGTCACGCTTCATCTGATTAATGAATGCTTCACCCAGCAGCTGCATGTTCTCAATCGTGGAGAACTCGCGGTACAGAACTGCCACAGAGCCCATGCGGCACACGTCACGGTTCAGGGTACGCAGATAATCCTTCAAGTACAAAGGAACCGGTTCAGATTTAGCCTGAAGGTCGCGGATGCGTTTCTTCGTCCGCCAAATCTCATGTACTGTCGCCTGGATGACTTCAATCAGTTCCGGGTCGCACTTCTTTTCGTAATCCAGGAACCAGGAACCTTTCTTTGTGACTGGCATATCGGAGGTAATCAGCATGCCATGGTGGAAGTAGTGATGGCCGAAATACTGCTTGTTACCACGGTTTGCCGGAAGAGTTTCGTCCTTCAGCTGCTCGAAGTCGATGTACTTTGCTTCATCGATGTCCAGGTAATCCAGTGAAAAGGAGTTGGAAGTTCCGGAACGGTCCTGGCTGATGATGTAACCTATCGAGCCGTTGTAGAAGGAAATGACATTCTCCCAGTTGTCGGGCTGGAAGATGGGTTCACCCCATCCCCAGGACTTCGGCGGTTTCTTGCCGATGGTCCAATGTACGTCGCGCTTGAACCCCCAGCGTTGCCAGTGGATCAGCATGGACGGGATGGTGTTGGTGAGGGCACGCTTACAGTTGGCCGCCACAAATCCTGTGATGCTTCCTGGCATGCGCTGCATGTTGCGCAGGTTGATGGCGGCATGAATAGGACCTTTCCCCCAACCACGTCCGGCACAAAGCACTATGTCTTTTACCGGGGTGAACAGAACCTGCTGCTGGGTGTCATGGAAGTATTCTCTCATGGTTCGGATGTCTCCTGTGATTTTTTAGGGTTGAAAATGTCGTCTTCGTTGAAGTCGGCATCCTCAAACTGGATGTCCTGGACATCCTCATTCATGTACTGCTTTATCTTATCCGCAATGCGTTGCCGGATGTTCGGTATCGGTTTGATTCCGATAATCGTCGGGTCGCTGTCCGGCTGGAAGGGTTGCACCACAATCTTGTCGTAGCCTAAATCCTTGGCATCCTCCTTGTCGAGCTGCATGTATTTGGCGTAGTAGTTGTCACAGGCGGCCATCGCCCGGGCGTCCTTCATGCGCTTGGCCATCTCGTAACTCTCTTCGTTGCGCTGGATGAAGCGATAACGATGGTAGTCCTTGGTGGCTTTGTTCAAATCACCCAGCAGGTATTTGATGATGCGGATGTCTTCGTAGGCAGCTGACTTCTGTATCTGGTATCGCTTCTGAAGCTCGAGCACTATTTCCTGTTCCCGTATGCGCGGGTACTGGAGCCAGTAATTATACATGTCCCGAAGCCGGAGCAGACGCTGCTGGATGACTTCGGGAATGTTACGCTCTCGCATCTCCTCGACCGAGGCGAAGAGGTTTTCTTTGGCAATATCAATTGTGGCGGGTAATGGCATAGTTATAAATCTTCGTCTGAATCCATGTCACGGATGTAAGAACCCATAAGCTGCACTGCCAGCGGGCTTCCGGCTTCTGCCAATTTCAGCTCGTTTTGCCGGATCTGCAATGCCCGTTCGGCTTTCCCTTTGCGGTAGGCTATGCTGACCGGATGCGACTTGTCGGAAATGATTTCTCGCAGACAGCGTTCGTCTACGTCCATCAAGACTGCAATATCCGATACCGGAGTGAGCATCGTGGCAAGTTCCTTGATTCTGTCAATCTGTGTTGAAGTGAATTCCATTGAGGTGTATGCTACGGGTATTAATAATCTCTGAAAACTGGTCTCGTAAGGTGAGGAAGATGTCAGGCTGCGTCGTGATCATCGCACATTCGGTCCGGTTTCCTCGCGTCTGGTTCTGGCTGGTAACGACTGTGACCATCCAGCGGTCGTTTTCGATAAGCAGTACCTTGGAGTGATTCTCCGTAAGGTACACGTCATTGAACACGGAAGACATAAAGGTGTACAGATTTACAGTCTTCTTGGCTGCCTTCAGGTCGGCCATCAGGACAGAGTGAAGAATCAGCTGCCGTTTTCGGAGGGAGAACAATCTGCGTAAGAACTCCTCGGAAGTAGAGAAGGTGGACACGTAGACTTTAGCCGGTCCGGTCTGTGACAGGATGAACTCGAGGATATCAAAAAGCTGAAGCCGGTTATCCAGGTACGCCTGTAATGGCACATCGGATAACGGCTTCAGCAATCGGTTTACATGTTTCATGCTTTCAACCCTAATTCACGTAAGGCATTCACCTGGTCTTCTCCTACGTTGTTTCCGGTGGAGATAAGGAAGTCGTATCTCTGCTGTACTTTGGCCAGCAGCTTCTCGTACTTCTCTTGGTCTCCGGATTCCTTCAGCTCTGCCAGTTTCTTCTTGTTATCTGACAGATAGCCGCGGGCTGCACTGACTTTTTTGGCCATTTCAGCGGGGTCTTCAGGTGATTCACCTTCTGTACCGCCGGCACCCTGAGTGTCCGGATTGAAATGGTCGTACTTGTTCATGTTATCCCGATATCTGGCATCCAGCTCTTCCAGTTGCTTCAGGTATTCGTACCTGTCGCATGGAAGAGCATCCTTCATGGTTTTCAAAGTCTCAAAAGTCTGCTTCAGGCGGAAGTAGATGTCTTTGTTGTCTTCCCACAGCTGACGGATTTCTTCGGGTAGTGAATCATGATCCGCGCGTTTGCCTTTGGCAATGGTCGCCTCCTGCGGCATGTCGTCGTCGGAACTGATTTCAGGCTGGAAGGTGGCCAGTGTTTCAGCTACGGCCGGAACCAGCTCTTTGTCCATCTCGATCACGTCCTGAATCGTCTTTCGGTCCAGACGGATGGCCAGATGTTTCTTTAGCTCATATTCAATCTTGCTTGCAAACTTCTGCGGATTGTGGGAAATATTCTGATAAAGGATGCGGTTACGGGTCAGCTTGAGTACCATTTCCGCACCTTTCATCAGGTCACGCTTGGCCGGCTCCGTATTGAGCCAGCCTTGCATGTTTATGGTTAACTGTTCATCTATGTACATAACTGTAGCCTCCTATTATTATCCACCCGGAAGGATTGCGCTACCATCCGCTCCGGAAATGTCGCCATCTTCTGTTTCGATTTTACCTGTGTAGAACGGTGACGGGCAAATGTCCGTACACTGTGCCTCTAGGGTGGTACCAGCAGTACCGGTGTCTCCTTCTCCTGAAGTTTGTGAAATGGTGACTGAAGGGTCAAAAGCTTCAGAACCGACTACGCGGAACTTACCATTCTTCTGCTGACAAAGAAAGATCAATTCATCGATGTTGGCCTGGCGACAGAAACCGGAGGCTTCTTCATCTGTACCTGCGTGAACCAGCGTTGCTTTGTTCAGAATAGTCTTGGAAGGCATTTCACCCTGTGACTCTGCGTTGATGGACGATTTAGTGGTCAGTAATTCTATATACTGCCATTTTTTGTCAGCTGCCAGCACAAAGTCGCCTTCGTATGTGGCTAATGCAGCCATGCTTTCTGCTCCGTCAATAGCAGGAAGAACCGGCCATTTTTTAATCCAACTTTTTGGAATAAAGAACACCTTACGTCTGATACCTGGTGTCGAGGTTTGACCTGGACACCAGGAAAGGGATTCGTACATCCCTTTGCTTGTACAATCTACTGCCATAATTTACCCTCCTATGCCAGCGAGAACCGGAGTTGTACCGTCGATGGTACCCACCAGCAGACGCTCTTTAGAAATTGTTTCAAATTCAGCACCAAAAAACATGGTAGCAACAAAGTCAAGTTTGAATGGATGATGCTTTTCTACCAGAATCGTTTCCTTATCAGCACCATTACCGTAACCAACAAGCATATTACTTTTTGTAGTAAGGTGAATGAAAGCGGAACCGGCTTTGTTAGCCAGAGGAACCAGCTCACATCTATTGTTAGAACTTTCGAGAAACGTCTTCTCAAATGACGTATTATAAGGAACATGGCCAACGGTAGCCTGATAATCGTCTACATAGTTGTCATAAACACCCTGAGGAATAAACAGTTTAGTTTGAGTTTCTCGCAACACAGGGTCGGCAGCACGGTAGAATTCCTTTAAAACATCCACAGCATTGTCTTTGCTGATAGCCTCGATAGTAAACATGTTTTTAAGGTCTGCAGAAATCTTGGAAGCGTCCATTTCTGTTTTTGTGATGGTATCAAAACCGTTAAAAAGGTCTTTTGATTTTGTTCCACTCTCATTACGTTTAGCAGACCATAAGACAGCATTAAGATTAGCTCCGAGTTTAGCAGAAAGGAAAGCAAGAACCTGACGGGTGATGTCGACATTCTTTAAAGCTTCCCCCTTTGAAATCAAGTTGCCATAAACTGTTTGCCATACAGAGTTCGGGGAAAACTTTTTCACTACGCTACCTAAGAAAGTCTCTAATGTACGCGGATCAATGGATACACCATTTTCATCAACACGCCCTTCATCATACGGCCCGAGTTCAATGTCACCATTAATTTCACCTACAGTCTCTTTCCCTATAACACCAGGTCTCTGAGACATGTGCTGCAAAGTTGAAGCCATGGCAAGAACAGGCATCATAAGCAATTCTTTTCTATACTTGACAGCCGACTTGGCAAGCTGTTCATCAGTAATCTGTACGTAACCTTTTGTATCTGCCATATTATAACAATTCTTTTACGTTGTTGAACATTTCTTGTGCTGTGTTGAGCTTTGTGAGGTCATCATCCTCACCTTCGTCACCATTAATGTGAGTGGTGTCTTCACCATCGGTTTTTTTCAGGTTTTCATTCTGCTTCTTCAGTTCCGAAATCTGATTGTCTTTATCAGAAGATTCCTGTTCCAGATTGGTGATGCGGTCATTGAGGGCCTTGACCTGTTCTTCGGTAAGCGTTACCTTACCATCCTTGTCAACTTCCACACCCTCGATTTTCAAGATGGAATTGACTTTCTGATAATCCTTTTTCATTTGTGTTGTTGAATGATTGAGTGGTTTATTTTGTGCCTGTGGAGTATCCGGCTGGTGTCCCTTGAAGAATTTGTTCACGAAATTGTTGAACCAACTGGGGGCTGTTTCTGCTTCCGGACTTTCGGTCTTGTTCTCCATCGAAGGCAATGCCGGAAGATGGAACATGTTGAAGCGGGTCTTCATGGCATCGTCGAAGTTCAGTTTTGAGCCGTCTTCTACGATTTCGTCAATGAATCCGTATTCAAGTGCTTCCTGGGCAGTAAGCCATCGTCCTTCTTTCAGGATTGGAAGAATGTCATCTACTTTTTTCTTGCACTTGTTGGCGTAGAGGTTGGCCAGCACCAAGTCCATTTTGTCATTCTCCAGCTTGTTAGCCTTCAGGTCGTCGATAAGCTGCTGAATCTGGTCGGCATTGTAGTTGCCCCAGGCATCCACCCAGTTTGACACTTTATGAATAAGGTAGAATGCATATCTGGACATGCAGGTTTTCTTGGCACCGGTAGCCAGGATGGTAGCCGCACTGGCCACGTATCCATACAGGTAGCAAGTCACGTTGCCGTGATCAAGAAACTGCTGCCGGATGTCGAGCGCATCGTCTACCGAGCCACCGAGGGACGATACACGCACATTGACAGGCTTGTTTTTCAAGCCTGACATCTGGCTTCGGATATAGTTCTTCGAATATCCCCAAGGACCGATGTGTGAATCAATACTAATACTATAATCCATGTTGTCGAAAATTAGTCTACGCAATATTATACCTTATATATATTGCATAAAAAGACTCTAATCTAATATGGCAAGCATTGGAATAGGGGAGGTCAGGGTTACTGTGACGGTAACACCTGCCCGTCCACTGGCTGCGGACGGAAAAGTCTCTTCGTTTTGTATGACGGGGTAGGGTTTTTCGGATGAACCAATCAGGAACTGGGAGCCGGTGACGGTTGTTACCTTGAAGCAGAACTTTTTGGCACCAGGTAGCAGCTTCTTTGACCGGAACATGGTGAGTTTGGTGGTGAAAATGCGTTGTCTGTTCTCGATTTTGTCGGAAATCTCGACTGAACTCAGCCCGATGGTCGAAATTGGGCTGAATTGCTGGTAGACATTCAGCCATACTCCCCGGTCGGCTATGATGTCTGAATGCTGAAGGTGATAGGCCTCGATGCATTCTACTTTTCTAATGTTCTGAATCAGATGTACCATGATTATCGTTATTGGATTATGTGTGTTCGGTGTTGTTTGGGTTTGTACAAAAACGGCCTACTCATCCGAGTGTTTTCTGGTTAAAGAACCTAAAAAGATACCTCTCCGGCTATAACTGGTCCTCATGCGGTAGTATTTCTGTCTGACAGTCTCCGAATAGTCGTCATCGATGCCGTGCATTTCACACCAGGCAGCGATGGTCTTGTTCAGGCCGCAATCGCGCTTGGTCAGGTCGCTCATCTCATTCCAGAGGTTCGCCCGGAACAGGTCTTCGATGGTCTTCTTTACAGCTGCTTTGGCTTTTTTGCCCAGGTAGTTATAATATTGCGGCGGTTTGGCTTTGCTGTCGGGAATGACGATGGCTGTCAATTCGTCTTCTGCCATTTCCGGCTGAACTTCCGGTGGTCTTTTCCGGAGGAACCGGCGGATGACAGCATTCTCATTACTCTGCGGTGGAAATACCACCGGATTTCCCAGGCTATTGTGAAGCCATTGCTTTAAATAAGGCTCCAGTTTGATATAAAACACAATGTGGCTCATAATGAATTGATTATCTATTACAAATATAATATATATATTACTTTTTAGATAAATAAATTTGTCATTAATCTGCTCCAAAAGCAAAAAGTATATTTCCAGATATGACATACTTTTTGCCTTCTACACCTTCTACACTTTCTACAGAAAATAAAATATACTGGTAATCAATAGTTTATAATTTTATAAGGCTTCTACAATTGTAGAAATTATGTAGAAAATGAAGTAATTTGTAGAAAGTTTTAACAAAAACGGCATTTTGTAGAATTTTGTAGAAGGTTTGTAGAATGTATGTAGAATATATAAATATCTCATTATTAACATTGTAGAAGGTGTAGAAAGTGTAGAAGCCTTTTTCACCCCATTTGAAAAGGGTGAGTACTGCTCCGGGCATATAAAAAAAGGCGCAGCGTCCTCACGACGCCACGCCTTTCTACAACTCTAAAACCATTTTTATTACTCATCTAAATCATCATTTGTAGTCTCATTACCTTCCACCTCTACCTCGAGGTTAATATTATAAGTATCCTTAATCATCTTGTAATCGAAACACAGGGCAATATCCGGTGTCGAGGTCTTTTTGTAGGATATTCCTCCGGTGGGAGTCGTTTCTATTTTCTGAACTTCCACACCACGCTGTATGTTTTTGAACCGGACTGAGTTCTTTTTACCCATGTATTCCTTGGAGTTCTCCAGGTAGTACACCAGCGAGCCTTCCGGAAGAATTGAATCGCCAACCTGCTTGCCGAACTTTTTATACAGCATGAAGATGCGGTTCTTGCGCATCATCAGGATGGCCTTGGGTTCCTGGTACTGCTGTTCAATCTTTATCAGGTTACTTTTGAACTTATTGACATATTCTATACGGTAGTCACCTTCGATAAATATCTCACCATCCTGCTGCAGATAAGATACCACATTCCAAAAGTTGGCCAATTCATTGTTACTTTTACATTCTGCATTCTGACGGACTATGCCATCCAGTGTAACCTTGCGAATATCCTGGTATGAAAACGGCAAGTCAAGCACACCCTCGAGCGTTCTGAAGGCTGCCAGTGGTATGATCCAGTTACGCAAGATTCGGTCTTCCACTTTCTCCGCCCCCAGTCCTTCAATAATGTCAGACAAACAGGAATGAAAGTTGCTGACGAACTGTTGCTCCATCTTTGCCCGATGACGCAATATCTGAAGGGTCAGGTGTGACAGGCCTCGTTTGCGAATGTCTACCAGTTCGCTGTATCGTTTCTTTTCCGCATCGGTAAATTCTGATTTGGAAAACGTCAGGAATATAAGTCTACTGAAGAGAGCTATATCAGCTGTTGCCATCTCCTGTCCGGAAAGGATGACTCCTGAGTCAACGGCTGTTATCTCACGCTTCTTGTCTCTGTCCATGTTGATACGGCTGCGCCCGGCTCCATCCCATAAACCTTTCAAGTATTCGCGTTTGTCGATGTCAATGTTGTTTTTAAATTCATCAATATGTACCAGGGCGTTTGAACATTGTGCTACCAGCTCTGCCAGTGCCGGGATAGTGGCATTCTGAATGTTGGGAGGTGTGTTGTCGATAATGAACAAGGACATCAGGCTGTGACCGAGCTCTGACTTTCCTGAACCTTTCGGTCCGAACAGGTTCAGGATGGGGAAGCTCTTGGTATAACCGGTAATTACGTCGCGGAACAATGTGGCCAGGAGGAAGCAGATACCCACTTTTGCATTATCTCCGAAAACTCCTACCAATTTGGTAAAGTAGTCTCTCATGGAGATGCCTGAGTAGTTCAGGTGGACAAATCGCCGTTCGAACTGGAACAGCTTGTCATCGTCCCGGTAAATCAGACTGGAGGCCGGAAGGTAGTAGTTTCCTTTATCGCCCAGGCGAACGATGCCATAATCGTCTACCGGATGCCATTCGGTGTCAAATACTCCATTGCCGAACGCATAGAATCCTTTGCGCTGCCACCCTAACTGGGTAATCTCCACTGCGGTTTCCGTCTGCTCATAGAGATACATCTTCAGGCGTGTCATTTCTTTTTCGGTAGCCAACCAGATATAGTTACCCAGTCCTTCGACCTTCTGTTTGAACTTTGATAACGACACCAGGTCTTCCTGTTTCATCTCCACGATTTCCTCCTGGCGGTTCTGGTTCTTGATGCGGTACAGTCGCTTGGGGTTAAGAGAGTCCTTGATGTGAAACATCGGTTGCATCACGAAGTTTGACCACTGATATTCTTTCCCGTCGTTGGTCGAGTAATAACAGTTGTTGGACTCAAAGAACCCATATTTGGCCAGCAAATCCCGGTTGATGGTCTGTGTCTTGTCTGCCCTGGATTCGGAAATTTTTTTCTTTTCACGGTTGATGGCCGTAAGCCAAAGATTCTTATGGTTATAGATTTTCTTCAGTTGCTCCAGGTACATTTGTTCTTTGACTTCATCGCCAACCATGGCCACCATCTGGGCAATCTTGGATACGGCTGAACTTTTGTCCTCGGTGGTACCGTCAGCCTTGAAAGCATATCCGGCATACCAGGTGATGAAATCTACTTCGTCAAGGTCTTTGAACTTGGTACGGCTGGTACAGTAAGAGTCCGGATCATTTTTCGTATTTCCTTCACCACAGGGAATCTCCTTTACGGATACGGAGAAACCGCACTCCATAGCCAGTTGGCCGGATTTGATGACGGCTGCTATTCCGGTACCGTATTGTTCACCTGGTTTGATGGCGTCCGTGTCCGGAAGGAAGCAAAGGGAAGTGGCATACCTTTTAATCTGGTAGAACTGTTTCTTTGTCCAAGCAGCACCCAGCGAGGCAATGGTGTTGTTTATTCCGATGGATTGTAGGCGCATTACATCAGGGGCACCTTCCACACAATAAAACTTTTCTTCTTTGGCAGCCTGCCTGATGGCGTTGTCAATACCGAATATGCTGTCGGACTTGTCATATATATCGCTTTGGCAAGAATTGAGGTATTTGGGAGTGCCATCCACTTCGCTCATGTCGCGGGCAGTCCACCCGATGATGTTTCGGAACCGGTCGCGGATGGGTATCATGATACGGTCACGATAGAAGTCATAATATCCGTCACCCTCCTTGCGCTTCCGGATTAGTCCGCACTCTACCATCAGGTCGGCAGAGTATCCGGCCTTGATGGCTGCGTCTGCAAAAGCGGACCAGGAAGGAAGTGCATAACCGATACCCTGCTCCTGAGGATATTGCTCACCCCATCTCTGTTTGATTTTGGCCCGTGCAGCGTCAGCTTCTGTTTTTTGCAGGTTCGCAAGAAAGTATTGAGCCGCAAATTCATTTATTGCGAACATGGACGCACGTTTGCGAATTGCCTTTATCTCTTCCGGATTTTTCTCTTCTTTCTTGTCTTCTATATCGATGCCGTATTTGTCGGCCAGCCAGTGACACGCCTCTGGGAAGTTCATGTTATTTATTTTCTCCACAAACTTAATGACGTTGCCACCTTCTTTGCAAGCACCGAAGCAGTACCATAAGCCGCGTGCCTGGTCTACCATGAAGGACGGGGTGTCTTCCTGATGGAACGGACAGCATGCCTTGTATCTGACTCCGGACCGTTGTAGCTGGACGAATTGTCCTACTACGTCTACTATGTCGGCACGGTCAAGAATCTTTTCTATGTCTGAGTTGGAAATCATGTTTTAGAGTGTTTTGGATACCGGCAAATATCAGGTATTTGCCGGCTTTATAAAAGATAGATTAGAAGTGTATGTCGTGGTCACGCAGACGGGTATTGTTGTTGATGTTGTAACAACGTCCATAGCCATCCCATCGGACTCGTTTTCGCCGGGGGGTATTTTTTGAGATACCGTTGTTCAACGATTTTCGGCATATTATAATGTAACCGGTCACCTTACGTACCAGCATGTCAGAAGTGTAATAGACGTGCTCAATTTGTTTTGTATGGAAGACGGATTCCCATTCTTCCATTTTGTGTAATTTCATGTTTTCCATACTCATCCTTTTAATTCGTGTTGTTCATTCTCTGTGTAGCCTTGGTATTCCTGGTAATTACATGGTATTCCTTTTTCCCGGCAATTTTTCACGTATGCAGCCCATTTCTTAGCTTCCGTTACGTCAATTGGATTGCGTAGAAAAGCATCTTTCCACGGCCGAATGAAGTCCTGAAAATCATGTTTGTTTGTTATGAAGTAGATAGCATTAGATATATCCTCTCTCTCCCAACCCTCTTCTTCCAATGGAGTATCACCCATTTGGGAATATATGTTGGCCACTTCCTGCAGCATCTTGCCGAACTCTTTGTATGTTGCTAAATTTCGAGGTTTTTCGTTCATGGCTATTATATTATTTACTGGTTTATAATCAGGAATATCACTCCAAGAGCTCCCATCTTCTTGTGCAAAGTGTTCCGTATTCACATATTCGGGGTCGTCAAAATGACGCTGAATGGCATTGATTATTTCTAATTCTTCTTCAGCACAATCAATATCTCCCCGCTCAACGTGATTTGCACAAACATCACCGAAAATATCTCTGATTAAGTATAACTGTTCGTCTGTGAAAATATTATTTGCCATATATCAATCAATAAAATATTCACAACTATAAGCTCCGGAATCGCTGGGGAAATCTACATTCACACAATATTCACCACCCATCAAGAAAGGCTTATCTGAAGTGACTGTACCTTCTTCATTGGTGTTCGGATCTGTAAGTTTTGCGCCTTTTACCATTTTGTCCAATGCGGTTTTCATTTTTGCTGAAGTAAAGCATGTTATTTTTCGACCTTGACGTTCCATATATATTAGTCCCATTCCTAATGAAGTACATGCTGCATCTACTGTTTCTTGGGCTTCTCGATAACTAAAAACTACAGCTGTTTCAAACTGCTGAACTTTCACATCTGGAAATTTTTTAATGAAATCTTCTTTTGTCATAATTAATCCTCCTTTTCTTTAAACTTCGTCTTGTTTTTTCAACCAATTGGGGTCTCTTATTCTCTTACTGAAATCTATCAGTTTTTTAAGGTCGTGTACAAGGTTATCCAAATCATTGTATCTTTGTTCAACATTATATAGGATTGTCTGCTGCCGGGTAGTGGCTTCTCCGATTTCTTGTATGCTTAGATATTTATCATACTTTTTCTTAGTTTTAGCCAGCTCTTTTTCTAATGCCTTTAGTATTATGTCTCCGGCGAGATCCATTTCTTCAAATGTAAATCCGATGAATTTGTCAAGAAGCGTTGAAGCCTTGAGCATGGGTCTTGTGACGTATTGCATAATTTTCTTGAAATAAATTTTTTACTTATTCATATTGTTGTACCAGGAGATTATCTGGGTAGTATTTTTGAGGTTTAGTTTTACCTTAATTGCCTGTATGGTATTGTGTACCGTATGGATTGAGATATATAATCTGTCTGATACTTCTTGCGGGGTCAGTCCTTCGGCTAGTGCAGCTGCTATTTGTAGCTGTCTTACGGTAAGGGCTGATGTACGTTTTGGATTGCATATCACATTTTCATACTGACAGTCACCGGAACCTCTCAGAGGACAATGTACTTGCTCGATATTGATATTCCCGTCGATAAAATCTATCTTTTGGGTATCCAGTTCTCCACAATTACATCGTATGAAGCGATTCACTATTCTGAATTTTTGGTATCTGGAATTTTTGCTTGACTTGGAATAGCATTGTTCAAGTGCGCGGTACGCATCGGAATAACACTCTCGTATGGTATCAAGCAATTCATCCACTACTTCCCAGCTGGATTCTGATAGCCGGGTGGTATAGTTGCCGTCATCACACATTACATAGCCTGATGGCGTGTTGTAGAACTCAACTTGATTTCTCATTTTCTTTTTGAATAAACCTCTCTATCGCTTCGCGTTCAAGTTTGGTCCATGAATTGTTTCTCATCTTGTAGAAGAAAGAAGGGTAGGATATTCCGCACAATTCAATCACATCTTGAATGAACTTACTTTTCACTTTACCCGATAGAGATAAATAATAGTTAGATATTACCATTTCTGTTACTTTTTAGATGATTATATTATTTGCTATTGATTTAATTATTAATTTTATAACACAAAGGTATTCTTTATTGTCTAATATGGATAATAAAATATCCATTATTTGATAATAGGTATATTTATTTATACTCATTAAAAATAGAAGAAAGGATGTTTAACGGTCGTATTATTAATGATTTAATAGAGAATAAAAGGGCTAAAAAGATAGATGTATATAATTATGCAGGTATAACAAAATCTACCTTAGATAATATCATTAAGGGAACAAGTATACCGAATTGTAATACTCTGGAAAAGATAGCGGACTTCTTTGAGGTTTCCATTGATACATTCTTTGTTCGTGAAATTCAGGCTGTAAAGAGTATCGGAAACAATGTTACAATTAACGGAAACTTAAATAGTGTAAGTAGTGACATCCTATTGAATGAATCTAAAAAAGAGGTAGAGCATCTAAAGGAACTGTTAGCTGAGAAAGAAAGATTAATTCAAGTATTAATGAAGAAATAA